ATAGTTTTACTATCGATGTAAGTAATTTAAAGTTGGACGATTTTGTAAATAATACCGGTAATGATGTTACTATTAACCTAGACAATACTATGGGTGCAACTACAACGTACTGGGCAGGTGATAGTGTAACAGACGTTGTTTATAACGGATCTAATGCTGGTACTTTTACTATTAGTAGTGATGATACAATAGATATTAGTTCATTAAGTTGGGACTTTGGTAATAAAATAAACCCGGACGAAGTTTCTAAAATGTGCGAACATTATCCGGGTTTAGAAAAAGTTTGGCGCAACTTTAAAAGCGTATATGACATGTGCAAACAAGATTATGAAGGCAAGAAAAAGGCAGGAGAAATTGACGATGACGAACTTCCGTTTTAAATTCTTAAACTGGTTAGACAAGCTAGGACGCAAGCGAGTAATTATGGACCGTTATGAAAACGAGCCATATTTGACTCGCTATTATTTGTTTTTAAAAGACCGCAAATGGTTTCCGTTCAACGTGTTCTTACACAACTTTCACAAAGGTGATTTAGATGATTTACATGACCATCCTTGGCCTTACTTTACTCTTATCCTTAAAGGGGGTTATTGGGAACATACTCCGCAAGGCAAGCTCTGGAGAGCCCCCGGCCATGCTAGAGTTTGTAGTCCTAGGAGCCTACACAGGATTGAGCTTGAGCCTGGTGTTGATACTTGGACCCTTTTTGTTCCTGGTCCTAAACTAAGAGAATGGGGATTCATTCGTGATGGCGAGTGGGTGCAACACGAACAATATTTAAAAGAAAAATATGAAATGGAGTCTTAATGCAACACACTATTCAAGAACTAATGGACAAGATTAGTGCAATGCACGGATTGGCTGTGCAAGCACATAGAGAAAAATATAAAAAGGCTCCAGGTGAGCCTTATGACGTAGATGGCGTAACACATCTTGTAGAACAAATACAAGCACTAGCAGGTGACATTTATAATGATCGTACACTTCATCCTAAACTAGCAGAGAAAAAAAAGAAATGATTAAGAAGCACTATTATAGTTGGCAGGACGTAGAACGAGCTTGCCTAAACATTGCGTTGCAAATGTACAACGATAATTGGAAGCCTGATTATATTGTAGGTATTACACGTGGCGGCAATGTTCCTGCTACTATTCTTAGTAATATGTTAAACATTCGTTGCGAAGCACTTAAGGTTAGTTTGCGTGATAATGAATTAGGTCCTGAAAGTAACTTTTGGATGGCAGAAGATGCCTTTGGATACGAAAGTGACGATGCAAAAAAGGTTACAGGCGGACCACTAGAAAAGAAAATTCTTATTGTAGATGATATCAACGACACTGGTGCTACATTTAATTGGATCAAACAAGACTGGCGTTCAAGTTGCTTACCTAATGATCCTAAATGGGATCGTGTATGGCACAGCAATGTTCGCTTTGCAACACTAACAGATAATTTATCAAGTGAATTTACTGGTAAAGTAGATTACACTGTACACGAAGTTAACAAGGCTGAAGAAGATGTTTGGCTTGTATATCCGTGGGAAAATGTAGGAACATACTAATGGATAAAATGAATTTATTTCCAGTTCCGATATTTGGAACTGAATTCGTAGACAGTGATAAACTTAAAGAAATCTTAGTCCCTAAATTTCTTGAAATTGAAAAAGAAGATACAAATCCTGCTCCGTATACTGCTAACGGATATACATCTTATAATCCGAAGCAACAAGCATTAGAATTTGACGAATGCAAAGAACTAAAAGAGTTTATCTTGGATTGCGGTAGAGAAGCAAATCAAACACTAAATGCAGGCGCAGATGTTATGGTAGCAGGCAGTTGGTTTAGTATTAATAGATTGCACAGTTATCATCCTGCACATACTCACATTCCAGCAACATGGAGTGGTGTTTATTATGTACAAGCAGAAGAAGATGATTCGTTTATTACGTTCTATGATGCTAATAAAGAATCAAACTGGCCTTGGCTAGGATTTAATTCTGCAAATGAATACAACACACCAACATTTAGTATTATGCCTAAAACAGGCAGACTAATACTATTTCCAAGTTTTTTAAAGCACTCTGTTGAACAACAAAAGCATGACAGAGAACGCATTACTATTAGCTTTAATCTAGCCAGCAGATGAGAGAAACAATGACATTTAATGAAATACCTTGGAAGGACGTTTTAGTTGATACAAGAGAATACACAGTTTTTAAAGATGGTTTTCCAGTTACCGAAGGCCATGTTCTTTTTGTGCCTAAGGTAGAAGACTGGGATCATTTATCAAAATGTTATAAAGCCGCTTATGCTTGGGGTTATGATTGGGTGCAAAAAGGTTATTGCGATGCTTACAACATCGGTCAAAACATAGGTGAAGAAGCAGGACAAACTGTCATGTATCCTCACGTACATTTAATTCCGCGCCGTAAAGGTGATATGGAAGATCCACGTGGCGGTGTACGTCACGTTATACCCGAGAGAGGAAACTATAGACTATGGCATGTGGATGTGGAAGATCGCCAACCGGAAACTGTATAGGTTGGCATAAACTAAGTGAAGACGAATATCGTCAAAAACTAGCTGAATACGAAGATAAAGAATTACGTAAACGGCTACAACAAAAGGAGAAGTATGTTGAAAGAACAACTAATACAAGCGGCGAAGCAACACGCTGAAGCAGAAATTATGTTGCATAAAACAAATATTAATGTTTACATGGAAAAAGTTGTAGGCATTGGTGAACATTCGGACATTATCGAAACGATACAAAAAGAACTAGACGCAATGGCAACAGCACATGATCGTCTAGAAATGTTAAACAAGTACTTTGGATAATAATGGGTAGAGCACTTTTTATTGGTGACAGTCATACCTGCGGTTACGACACTGTTCCGGGTCAAACAGGCCCGGGCAGTTTTTCCGTATGGAACGATAACAGCTATGCTGAAATCTATAGCGAAATTCACAACAAACCTACAGTAGTATATGCAATGCCAGGCGCAAACAATAGAAGTTATGCAGACTGGATGAAATCGATGTTTGACAAGTATGACGATATTGACGAAGTGTTTGTATTGTTATCAAGTCTTAATAGATTTATTTTAGGATTTAACGAAAAGTTATCTCCAGATGTAGTACCAGTAAATGAATTCACACACTTTGAAGGTACTCATAAATTAGTTGATAGGTATTTAGATCAAATTATTACAGAAGGTTACTTCCAACTATATCAAAAACCAACCGAAGATGATTATGGTAACTTTCCTGGAATTGGATTTAGTTATGACGATGGATTAACTAATCCTGATATCCGAAAAGCAACTTACATGCAGATTAAAATGTTCTTTGAACTTAATACACACTTAGAGCAAAGAGACTTTTTTAAAGATATCTATACAATGGATAATATGTGTGCAGATCGCAACGTTCCTTTGTATATGTTCAAAATGAGAGAAAGAACATTCTTTCCACAAGGTTGGGATTTTTACGGTAAACTCAAAGCAACTGTGCTAGATGATAATAGCATCGAAGCATACTTTGCTAAGAAAAACATTGATCACAGCAAATATTTTACTAGTGATCAAGAACACTACAACTATGATTATCATAAATTGATTGCAGAAAAATATTTAAAACACTTGACAAAAGCCTAAATATGTTATATAATAGCTACAATAGGAGTATTACATGAAGCTAAGATATTCAGAAGCATTTTACAGTGTACAAGGTGAAGGCAAGTTTGTCGGTGTACCTAGTGTATTTTTGCGTACATTCGGTTGTAACTTTCGTTGCATGAACTTTGGTACAGGTGAAACGAAGGATCGTTGGGAGCAACACAAAGAAGGTCAGCGATACAATGCTGAAGTTAAAGCTCTACTCGATGCCGGAGTACACGAAACAACAGAAAAATTTGAAGACTTGCCTATTATTCACACAGGCTGTGACACATATGCAAGTATCTACCCAGAATTCAAACACTTCAACAAACTTGCAGAAGTAGATGAAGTAGTTGAACACTTACTTTCACTTACTCCAAACGGTAAGTGGACACAGGACAATGGTCAAGACATTCATTTGATTATGACCGGTGGCGAGCCTTTGTTAGCGTGGCAGAAGCTCTACATTGATTTGTTCGAACATCCACGTATGCAGGATCTAAAAAATGTTACATTTGAAACAAATACTACGCAAAGTCTCCACGAAGATTTCTACAACTATCTCAACACTCAAGACAGATTTGAAGTTACTTGGAGTTGCTCCCCAAAACTTAGTGTTTCAGGAGAACCTTGGGAAACTGCTATACTCCCTAGTGTTGCTCGTGAGTATAGCCTTGTTGACGGTAGCGACATTTATCTCAAGTTTGTTGTCGCTAGTCAAGATGACTTTGAAGAAGTTACAAGAGCTGTGGACGCTTACAGAGACGCCGGGGTACAATGTCCAGTATATCTTATGCCGTTGGGCGGACGCAGTGAAGAATACAATCTCAACGTTAAAGAAGTTGCCGAAGCGTGTATGGCAAGAGGATGGCGATTTACACCCAGACTCCACATATCATTATTCGGGAATGCCTGGGGGACTTAGTAAAGAAGATTATGATATTCTTAATGCTAAAAAAATTACAGAAGAACAATATGAACGTGTAAGGAAACAACTATGAAGGACCCAAAGGTAACAGATTTAGTAAAACAATTTAACAAAGATGTAGCGGCACTCAATAAAACTTGGGCGGCGTTGCAGAAAAACGATGTATATGTAAGAGTTGAAACAAAGGGTCAGAGTAGTTATACAGATCCTAAATACTTAGAAGTAAGTCAAATCACTCAACATGTACAATACATGAAGGAGGATGCGTAAAATGGGTTGGTGGAGTAAACTCGTTAGAGATAAAAAAGCAGAGGAAGAGCAAAAAGAACTTTCCCCTGAAGAAGTAAGACGTGAAGCACTTGCTAAAGAAAAAGAAGAAGCAACTGCAAAAGGTGAGCCGTGGGTTGCTGTATTAGACACACAAGTTAATAAAGAAAACATTCGCAACGGCTTTTTCGAACTAGATTGGAACAACGAGTTTATTGAACAACTGTTAGACGCAGGATATTCAGGCGAGACAAACGAACAAATTGTTGATGCTTGGTTTAAAACTATTGTGTATCAAATGTTGGAAGAAGAAGGACAAGACACTGATCGCGGCGCAGGTTATATTAATGTTGTACCTATTGATAAAAATAAATCAGAGGTATCGTAATGGGTGATTATATTGCAGTGATTATGGCGAAAGTCTTTATTGTTACAGCCTTTGCAATAGGTATGATTAGTTTAGGTATTGATCTTTATACAGGAAATCTTCCTCTATGATGCGTGACGATCTAATGGTTCAACAACAAGTGTCTACTGTATGGCAACACATGGTAGGCGTCATCTGTCTGAATCAAACAAACCGTAAACAAGTTAAAGCAGTATTACCAAAATTGTTTTTAATTTGCCCTACACCGTCTTGCTTGTTAAGAACACCTTCAGATCTCATTAAAGAAATTATCAAACCTTTAGGAATGGTAAATGTGCGTGAAAAACGTTTACGCAGAATGAGCGAAGACTACTTGACATGGGACGGAAAAGATGCTACTATGTTATATGGAATTGGGAAATACGGTAGTGACAGTTATAGATTGTTTTACAAAAATGAGATACCTGACAACATCGGTGACCATGAATTGAAACGATATGTGGAAGAAGAATTAAATGGCAACATATGTACTAGTTGATACAGCAAATACTTTCTTTAGAGCTCGTCATGTTGTACGTGGCGATGTAGATACTAAAGTAGGTATGGCACTGCACATTACACTTAATAGTATTAAAAAAGCATGGAACGACTTTAATGCAGATCATGTTGTTTTCTGCTTAGAAGGACGCAGTTGGCGTAAAGACTATTATGCTCCTTACAAGCGCAACAGACAAGACACTCGAGATGCAATGACTCCTGCACAAGCAGAAGAAGATAAGGTGTTTTGGGAAATCTTTGATGAGTTTAAAGAGTTCATTGAAACTAAGACTAATTGTACAATGATGCAACATCCACAACTAGAAGCAGATGATTTAATTGCTGGTTGGGTGCAGAATCATCCTAATGACAATCATATTATTATTAGTACAGATGGCGACTTTGCACAACTTATTGCACCTAATGTAAAACAGTACAACGGTGTACAGAACGTAACTATTACACACGAAGGTTACTTTGACGACAAAGGCAAGCCTGTTATAGACAAGAAAACAAAAGAGCCTAAGCCTGCACCTAATCCTGAATTCATGTTGTTTGAAAAGTGTATGCGTGGCGACACTAGCGATAATGTGTTCAGTGCATATCCTGGTGTGCGTACAAAAGGCACTAAGAACAAAGTAGGCCTTACAGAAGCATTTGCAGATAAAACTACAAAAGGTTACAATTGGAACAACATGATGCTACAACGTTGGGTAGATCATGAAGGTGTTGAGCATCGTGTATTAGATGATTACAATCGTAATGTAACATTATGCGATCTTACTGCACAACCAGCAGAGATTAAAGAGATAATTAATAATACAGTAAATCAAGTAAAGCCTAAAGAAATTACACAAGTAGGCATGCGTCTACTTAAATTCTGCGCCAAGTGGGATATGCAACGTATTGCAGATCAAGCCGCGCAATATTCAGAACCATTACAAGCGAGGTACCAAGCATGACAATTAGTGCAAAAGAAGTATTAAAAAATAAATTTTGGATTGTTGAAGAAAACGGACAAAGTGTAGGTACGCTAAGTGCTAACGAAGAATGTTACACTTTCTCGTGCAAAACTGGTACACAAGTCTTTCCTACAATGAATCAGCTTAAAAAGCATTTAGGAAAGATTACATGGAGTTCAGCAGATAAGGTTGAGAAACAAGACTTTGAAGTACACGGGTTTCCAACTAGTTGCGAACCATTTAATCAAATGTATGATGTAAAACGTAAACTACCTTTGTTTTCAAAAAGCAATAAGTCTAAAAGTTTGTATTGTGCAGGATATTACACAATTCATTTTGAAAAAGGTTGGGTTAAGAGTTTTTGTCCTAAACTAATTACAATTGAACGCTACGAATTCCGTGGTCCATTCAAGACTGAAATCGAAATGCGTACGGAGTTATCACGTGTCAATAGAGCCACTTAATACTAGTAGTATACAATCGTTTATACAAAATGTAAAATCTGCTGAAGCTGGACAGGCTAAAGAAGTTAAACTGTCTATGCCACAAGCAAAAGCACTTGCATATACTTTAGGTATGGTAATGTCGCGACTACACGGAGACTTAGAAAAGTTTGTAAAAGAAAATGCAAACACACAAGAACAAGTTATTCAAGTAGAACTAGATGGCGGAGATAAGTGGTAGTTTAACTCTATAAAAGAGATAAATATATGCGTATATTATTAAAGGAATTACGCATATGAGTAGACCCAAGCCTACTATACTATTAGAGTTTGTTAATAAGAAAACATATAGAAGTGAACAAATTTTAGATGCTGAAGCCATTTGGGCTGTTTTCTATAACAACAAACCATTTAACTTGAAAAGCTCTAACATGCTCACTAACTATCCTGGTCCAAAATACAAAAAGACCAGTTTTTCAAATCCAGGACACGCACACAATCTAGCTAAAAAACTAAACGAAATGTTTAACTGTAAAGATTTTACTGTTGTAATGCTTACAGAAGGCACAGAAGTACAAGAATGAACTGGAAAGAGACATATACAAAAATCTTCTTAAA